CAATATTTTCCAATTTAGTTGCCAATGTGGGAGATACATCAAAACTAATAGAAATGCTTTGATTATCCAAGGTTGGGAACAAAATGTTGCTTGCTTGGAAATCAACGTCATCTGAAATATCATTATCAAAAGGTTTTACAACTCGTGTGCTTAATACTGGGTTTGTAGAAATAAGTTCAGAGTTATTTGCATCTTTAGGATTAACAACAGTTGTTATGTGGCATTTATATCCATCATTATTGAATGCTACATTGGAGAAAGAATGAGTATTAGTTCCAATATTTTCAATGTTAAATATTTGGTTCTTTGTTGCATCAGCACCTTGATTAATCAATTCAACTTTGTAGTAACTGAAGTTAAGACCAACATTATCCAATTCGGTTGTCAAATTAACAGGAAGAGTGAACGCAACAGAAATACTTTGGTTATCTAAAGCAGAGAAAACAACATTGGTTACTTCATATACAGCTTCACCAATTACACTAGTATTATAAGGAATCAAAGCAACACCATTAGAAATAGTGGCGCCTTCAAGGTTATCAGTTACAGTTGTTTCTTTAGGTGTGTAATATCCAGTAACATTACATTTGTAACCATTATTTCGGAAAGCAACACCCGTAAAGTTATGTGTTTTATCAAATGTATTTGCCTTTGTTGTAAAATGGACGATTTCACTAGTAACAGCATCAACTAAATCAACCTTGTAGTAAACAAAGTTCAAACCATAATCATTAATTTGTCCGTCTAAATAAGTGTGGTCGACCACCCAACTAACATTAAATGTATTAGCGTCAGCAACATTAGTGAAACTGTCAATAGAAACACTATTAACAGAAAAGTTATTGTCAGAACTAACATCTTTATCGTAAGGAATCAATAAATTTTCACTAGTAACAGTATCACCATTAACACTAGCATTTGCCGCATTATTTTCTTGAGGATTGAAGAAAGCAGTAACAGAACACTTATAACCACTATTGTTGTAAGCAATATTGGTAAATTCATACGAATTAGCGTTAATATTATTTTCAATAAAGATTTCTGATGCAGTAGTAAGATCCGCAACGCGAATTAAACGAACTCTATATTTCTTAAATACAAGACCATTTGCTGTCAAATTATTCGTCAATGTGGTAGTATTAACAACCCAACTAACGTTAAAGTTGTTATCAGTATTAGAATTGTTGGTGAAACTATCTACACTTACACTTTGAACTCTATAACTTTCATTATTATTCAAATTACTCTCGTAAGGTAAAAAATAAGGTGATTCAACATGTGGTGTATTTAATGTAACCAATGATGTATAACCATCGTGAGTAGTTTGATACTGAACGATAACTCTTGCGTAATAATTAGTTCCATTTGTCAAATAGGTAAATTCGGCAGCTTCATTATCAAGAAGATAAAATTTAGAGCTATCTGTTTCATTTTCGTTACCAGACGTATCTTGCAAAATATTATTTTCATCGAATAAGTTAACAATATAACGTCTAAATGTTAGACCTTCGGGTTCTTCAGTTTTCTTAGTCCAAGCAATGGATGCTGATTCATTATCAACACTATTTACAGAAACAACCCCGGCATATGTAGGTGATGTTACATATGTTTTAGCATAAAAACCGCTTGTGTTATATGAAGTTGTCAATTTATCAGGCAATACATTATTATCATTGTCGCGATATTGTGTTGTAATTTTGAAACTATATTCGGTTCCAAGAACATCGGCATTGAAATTGTTATAACGAATAGTAGTTAAACTTGTAAAAGTATCACTATCTTCTTTATGATCCAACATATCAAATGTATAATTGTATACCAAATGTTGATTTCCTAGTGTAGAAGCATCAACAAATCTATTTAAATTGGCATTATTTGCGTTGGCATTATTAGGGTCAACAACATTAACATAATTACCGTCAGCATTTTTATACATAAGTTCAATATTGTAATTCAAAGGGAAAATACCATTAGAACCATCAGAACCAATTAATTCCAATTTTACATTTTCACCATCAGTTGTGATTTTATTGTTAGTTAATTGTAAAAAATCGTCAACCATTTTGTAAGCCATACGAGTATTACTGTAAACAGATGAATAATAAATAGTATTATTTGCGGGGTTTTCATGAAAAGTGGTATATTTTACCTTTACTTGGCATTTATAAACAATTCCAGCAGTAACACCATTATTAGCATTATTTAATACAAGTGAATAAGTTGTGCTTGTATCTGATTGTGCAATATCTTGACTGTTAATGACAACGTTATTGGAATCAACAAGTTCTACAATATAGTGGTTCAAAACAAAACCATTCGAAGTAGCTGAAGCATTTGTAATGCCAGTAAATGTAAGACCTAATTGTTCTTCGTCTTGATTTACAAGTTGCACGTTAGAAACTTGATTAGGAGTAGGGTCAAACGCATACCAATAACTTCCAAGAGTTTCTTTTGTGCTTTCGTGAGAATTAGGGCGAATAATATTCTTTGTAGAATAATAAAGGTCGTATTTGCTACCGGGTGTAACATCAGTGACAATATTGTATGTTAATCCTGTTGTCTTAATGTCATTAGTAGAAATATCAAATGTTTTAAAAGGAGTTGTAGCACTGGAACTTTCATAAACAAGCACGCGAATTGTATGATAATCGTCATGCCCGGTTTCCCAATCATTCGTAAATGTCAATGTTGTTGTAATTTGACATAAATCGCCATTCGCAGCAATGGTTTCTGATGTAGGGACCGCCGGATGAGACGAGTTAATAGAATAACTCACAATCATGTTGCTGTATTCACTCATTCTTTGTCCGTTAGTATCTACTGTTCTAGAAAGTATTTCATATTTATCAAAATTATAAACAAGGTCTAGTTTGTAGCGATGAACCCCTTCTATGATTGTATGATAAATAGTTTTAATTGGTTCTTCTTCTGGATGGGTTGAATTAGACAACTTAAATTGTATTTTATCACAACCTGTACTATAACCATTATCGGATAAATCAACTAAAACAAAATTATCCATACCAACATATGATAAAATAATGGGATTTACTAGCGGTGGCAATTTTTTAAATTGATTAACACCCAATTGTGGTGTTAATGGCAAACTTTCAATAATTGTTGGGTCTTCACCAATATTGTTGTAAATTGTTCCTTCAATAGTAACTGTATAAATTTCATTGTTGACAATATTGTTATTGACAAAGTTTATTTGATATACTCCGTTATTTAAATTTATTGGATGTGATATTGTTTCTACTCCATCAATTGGAGAATCGATTAAAATCATTGGATTACTAATAGTCTTTGAAGAAGGGTTACTTACACTAAAATAAACATTAGCATTTATTGTATCCAATTCTATACTAGTTATTGTAATAGTAGGATTACTCATTATAATATTACTAAATATTTTTTATTAAAATATATTATTCTTTTATTTTAATAAGAAATGAAGTAAAAATAAACGCTATTTAATTAGTTGCATTTTCTAAATTATGTAAGATATTATTTGAGTTGATGTTAACAACGTCCCCAGTAAGTTTTACCGCTTCAAACATTTGTCTTCCCACATCTAGTGGAATATTGCTACCAATTTTTATCAAGTTATGCTTGTGTAAAAAATCTTTTATTTCTTTAATTGGAGTTTTCTTTAACTCTTTATACGCGTTAATAATTTTTTTTTGTGTTTTATTATTTTTAATTAGCACACCAATTTTTCGTTTGTTTCTATTTTTACCTAAAGTATATTTTTTTTTAATTGTTGTTTTTGTAACTTTATTTATTTTTTTTAAACTATTGTTGTTAGTTTTATTCCTATAGTTGTTGTTATTTGTATTATTATTATTATTTGTATTATTATTATTATTTGTATTATTATTATTATTTGTATTATTATTGTTAAAATTATTGTTATTTTGTTTAATATGTGTAGGTTCTGGAGGTGTTGGTGCGTCAACAGTTATCGGGATTTCTTCATCAAAGTCGTCAAAAAATAGGTTATCATCATTTTTCAATAAATTTTCTTGATTTTTTTCTAGTTGTATACCTGGGTTATATTGTGTAACTGGATTGTGTTGGATATTTTTTTCTGGTTGTATCATATGGTCTGTAGTTATTAGTTTATTATTATAAAATGTTTTATTTTTTAATGTCTTATTATAATATTCACGATAAGTCGGTTTAATTCCTTTTTTCATTATGCCATATGGAACGTCATTTAAAACAATATTATTTGGTTTTATTATTTCTAATTCTTCAGGCAATTCTATGTTTACATTTAAGTTTGTTTTTTCAGAATGTGAATAGTTTTTAAACGTTTTTGGTTTTGTTTTTTTTTGTTTTTTTGCCACATCGTTTAAATAATTCAATGATGAAATAAATTCATTATTATCATTGCTTTCATCTAAATCAATTTTTGAGTTATTATTGTTTTTTTTATTTTCTTTTATTTCGCGTTGTTTATGTTTTTGTATCCTTTTAAGGATTTTACTTTTAAATAAGTTAGGAGGAATAATATTAACCTTTTCTTTAACTTTTGGTTTATTTTTTTGTGTTTTATTAGCAGAGATATTAAATAACTTTGGGTTTATAGTAATTGTTTTATTTTTTGACATTTTATATAAAGTAAAAAAAAAATAAAAATATTATTACATATTGTTTTAATTAACGGTATAAACTATTGTATAATTGATTTCTTGAATATTTTTGTTTCTTTAAAATTTCACTATTAAAAAAAATAAAGACCTTTTTCCAAGTCGTCTAAATAGTACTCTTAAATTTCTTTTTTTTGCGTGTCTTCCTTACAGTTTTTCATTACGTATAATTTTCATACACGAATTTACAAATACTTTATCTATAACTGGTAAAGTTTTTATTGATTCATAGCAATTCAATAAGTATAAGTATTAGGAAAAAAGTAATTTATTTTTATAATTAATATTTGATTATTTTTTAACATAAAATGATTAAAAACAACTTAAAAATAAAAATGAAAGGAAATATAGTTGTAACTTTATGAAACATAATAATTTTGCAATCGAACAAAATAAAATGTCTAGCACAAATACGAATAAAACACTAGATGTAGAAAATAGTAAATTAACAAGTAAACCCAAGCGTAAATATACAAAGCGTGTAAATGTTTCAAAAGAAGAAGATAAAGTTTTAGAAAAAGAAAAAGAACAACTGGAAAAAACAAACGATATAAAAATTGAATATTATGATAATTCTGTATTCGAAGAAGAAGATTCACAAGACATTTTTATTGAAACCCCTTGGACTATTATCGAAAGTTATTTTAAAAACCAACATTTGACCCGATTAGTAAGGCATCAATTAGAATCATATAATAATTTTGTCAATTTTCAAATAAAACGAACAATTGATATGTTTAATCCGCTCCATATTGTATCTGAACATGATTATGACGCAAATTCTAAAAAGTATGCGTTAGAAATATATATAACATTTGAAAACTTTTGTATTTATAGACCACAAATCCACGAAAATAATGGTGCTGTAAAATTAATGTTTCCACAAGAGGCACGTTTAAGAAATTTTACATATTCGTCTTCAACACTGATAGACTTAAATATAAAATATATTATTCGCACAGGAGAAAATCTTGAAAAGGTTCAAACTATAAATAAAGTGATGACAAAGGTTCATTTAGGGAAGATTCCAATTATGTTGAAATCAGATATATGTGTTTTGAACCAATATAAGCATTTTGAAAATACAGAAACAGGTGAATGTAAATATGATGCGGGAGGGTATTTCATAATTGATGGTTCCGAAAAGATAATATTAGGACAAGAAAGGTCTGCTGAAAATCGTGTATATTGTTTTGATGTAAGAAAAAACAATACAAAGTATTTGTGGAGTTGTGAAATTCGATCTGTATCTAGTTTCAAATGTATTTCACCAAAACAGTTAAGTTTGCTTTTATGTAATAAAAACAATGGTTTTGGACACTGTATTCATATACAAATTCCTCGAGTTAAGCAACCCTTGCCATTGTTTGTGGTATTTCGTGCTCTTGGTGTTTTAACAGACAAAAAAATCTGTGAAATTATTTTGTTGAATATGAAAAAAGAAAGGAGTAAAATAATGCTGGAACAAATGCAAGCATCTATAATTGAATCAAATAATATCAATACACAAGAAGAGTGTATTCAATATATGATGTCAAATGTAATGTTTACACCGATTAATATGGATAAAGAAACAGGTCTTAGGAAAAAGCGTGAGTTTACAATGGAAGTATTGAAAAATGATTTGTTTCCACATTGTCACAATGAAAATCAAAAGATATATTTCTTGGGTTATATGACATATCGTCTTTTGTTGGCTTACAATGGATTTATGGAGCAAGATGATAGGGATTCATATATAAATAAAAGGTTGGATTTATGTGGGTCTTCGTTGAATAATCTTTATAGAAACCATTTTAATAAATTTGTAAAAGACGGCGAAAAACAAATAATCAGGGAAATCAATAATGGTGCTTGGAAGTCAACAGATGATTATGAAAATATAATAAACTATACAAATATATATAAAATATTCAAATCAACAACATTAGAGAATGGTATTAAACGGGCATTATCGACAGGTGATTTTGGGATAAAGAATGTAAATAGTTCCAAAGTAGGTGTAGCGCAGGTATTAAGTAGACTTACATATACATCAAGTTTAAGTCATGTTAGACGTATATCAGCACCAATTGATAAAAGTGGCAAGTTAATTCCTCCACGTAAATTGCATAATACTTCTTGGGGGTATTTATGTCCGGTAGAAACACCCGAAGGTCATTCTGTAGGAGTTGTCAAAAATTTAAGTTATATGGCACACGTGACTATTTATTCTGAAATAGTACCTATAATTGAATATGTAATGCCAATGGTTGAACCACTTGACAGCATTGAAAATCCGTGTGATTTATATGATAAGGTCAAAGTTTTAATAAATGGTTGTTGGGTTGGCATCACAAATGATGCCATAAACTTATATTTAACACTGAAGAATAAAAAATACAAAGGAATAATAAATATTTATACATCTATTGTCTTTGATTACAAACTAAAAGAAATACGAATATGCAATGATAGTGGACGATTGACAAGACCATTATTAAAAGTAAAAGACCAACGGACATTTCTTACAAAAAAAATAACAACGAGTTTAAAAAATGGAAATTTACAATGGGAGGATTTATTGAACGATTGTAAAATGACGAATTCGGTTATTGAGTATATTGACCCCGAAGAACAAGAATGGTCAATGATAGCGATAAATCCAACAGATATAAAGAAGAAAAATGAAGGAATAAATATTCAAAAATTTACTCACTGCGAAATTCATCCTAGCACAATATTTGGTATTTTGGCATCGTGCACACCATTTCCAGAGCATAATCAATCTCCTCGTAATACATATCAAGCCGCTCAAGGAAAACAAGCAATGGGAGTGTATGTGACGAACTATGAAAACAGAATGGATAAAACCGCCTATTTATTAAATTATCCAACGAGACCATTAGTAGACACCCGAATTATGAATATGATTGAACTAAATAAGATACCAACTGGAACGAATATGATTGTCGCGATTATGACACATACAGGATATAACCAAGAAGATTCAATATTAATCAATAAAGGTGCCATTGATAGAGGATTAGCATTGGCTACTGTATACCATACTGAAAAAGATGAAGAAAGTCAAAAGCGAAATGGAGAAGTAGAAATAAGATGTAAACCAGACCCATCAAAAACAAAGGGGATGAAAATGGCGAACTATAATAAATTGGATAGTCGTGGACTAATACCAGAAAACACTCTTATTGAAAATAGGGATATCATTATTTCCAAGGTCGTTCCAATAAAAGAAAACAAAAATGACCATACAAAATTGATTAAGTATGAAGACCAGAGTAAAATGTGTAAATTAGATGAAGAGACATTTATTGACAAAAATTTTGTTGATAGAAATGGAAAAGGATATAATTTTGCAAAAGTAAAAACACGAACTATTAGAAAGCCTGTAATTGGTGATAAATTTAGTTCACGTCATGGCCAAAAAGGAACAATTGGTAATATTATTCCGGAATGTGATATGCCATTTACTGCTGATGGATTAAAACCAGATATTATTATTAATCCTCACGCTATTCCTTCTCGTATGACTATCGGACAACTAAAGGAAACTCTATTAGGTAAAGTATTGTTACAACTTGGATTATTTGGTGATGGGACATCGTTTGGTGACTTTCATATTTCAGAGATTCGTTCTATATTACAAGATAATGGATATGAATCTAATGGAAATCAATTGATGCAAAATGGATTAACCGGAGAGCAACTAGAATGTAGTGTATTTATTGGTCCAGTATTTTATCAAAGATTGAAGCATATGGTTAATGATAAGGTACATAGTAGGTCCAATGGTCCGATGGTAAATTTGACAAGACAACCTGCGGAAGGTAGGTCCAAAGATGGTGGATTAAGATTTGGTGAAATGGAACGTGACTGTTTTACAGAAGACCATCAAATTCTTACTAATCAAGGATTTATGTTTCTTAAAGAACTAAAAGAAAAACAACATGACCCATCATTATTGATAGCAAGTTATTCAAATGAAAAATTAGTTTATGAAAAAATGAACGAATTGATAATACATCCTTCAAGAACTCAAACTATGATTGAAATAACTCAAGAAGCAAAAAATGTTTCTATTATTTCAACACCTAATCATGATTTATTTATTAGATACATAAATGAAGAAAAATATAAAAAAGTAAAAGCTTGTGATTTATATTCAGAAATAAAGTCAAATAAAAGTATGTTTGTTGAGATGAAAACATTTACAAGAAATTTTGAAAAAGTGTATGTGAATAATATTGAAGAAATAACGTATACTGGAAGAACATGGTGTGTAAGTGTCCCAAGCACAATCATAATAGTAAGAAGAGCATTTGAAAATGATAATGTAATTACTAAAGCATCAGTTCCTATAGTAATTGGTAACTGTATTGCCAGTCATGGTGCGACAAGATTTATGAAAGAGAGGATGTATGATGTGTCAGATAAGTATTCAGTATTTGTTTGTAAAAAGTGTGGTTTAATCGCAGCATATAATGATAAATTTCATATACATCATTGTAGAACTTGTGATAATCGCACAGATTTTGCTTTTGTGAAAATTCCATATGCCTGTAAATTGTTATTTCAAGAATTGGGAACAATGAATGTGGTTCCAAGAATTATGACAGAAAATAAATAAATATAAGAAAATAAACATTATAAAACTACAAATATATATATTTAACATAAATATGTTAAGAATTATGATAGAAAATAAATAAATATAAGAAAATAAATGAATAATATAGAAGTAAAAATATAGTGTAAAAAATAAAATATTTAGACGATAATACAATAAATAAATGAATAATATAGAAGTAAAAATATAGTGTAAAAAATAAAATATTTAGACGATAATACAATAATTTTTTTAATAGTATTATATAATTTTTCAAAATAAAATAATAATTTTTAATAGTATTATATAATTTTTTAAATAATATAATATAATATAGTATGATTGGACGCAGTTTATCATTAAATAAGCATAATACTGAAAAACAAATTGAGAATTATTCGGGTGAAAGATTGGTTCTTCGTCGTATGTGGAATAGAAAACCAAGTTCATCGGCAAGTGAACTAACATCATTCAAACGCGTTAATTACAACAATAATCCCAAGTTTGTGTATGATAATTCGGATTACACTCGTTTTCTCAAGCAACGGGCATTAAAGAGACATTATAAGAAATAAGTATTTTAGATAATATATTATGAATGAATTAAATATATCATCATAATATAATAATATGAAAACAAAAAAGACAAAATTGTCTTCACATAAGAAGACAAGAAAAAATACCGATAGAAAAAAAAATAAAACGCTTAAAGTAATCAAATTAAAGGACGATATTAGGAAGATAAATACATTATACGAAAAGGCCGCACTTTATAAAACAAAATTGGCATCCAAGAAAGCGATATCTAGAAAAAAGGTGAATAACATATTAGACAATAAAATAAAAAACCTGATGAAGTTATTTACAAATGAGAAATTGAAAGGATTGAAACCTCAAGATGATTTTCATAAAGTAACTAATATTACGTGGATAAACAAAATGAAAAATGCAAATGAAGAAAAATATTATACAAAGTTTGACAATTTCAGAATAACACAAGACAGAGTATTTTACCATTTAATCGAGAATGTAAAAGATTTTATAAAGAAAAATCAAAAATCCAAATTAAGCAAATGTCTTTCCAATATGTATTTATCTTGGTTTAATTTGCCACATAGTAGTATTTCAAAACATATGACTGATTGTGTTAAAATGATTGATGGTTATTTAGTAAATAAAGACAATTTATGGAAATTTTTGGCCACTTTAAATAAAAACGAATTAGTTTCTCATTCACTCCCATTGGTATGGTATTTAGCAGAAGATAGAAAGAACACAAAGGTGTTTGCGAATTATTTTATGTCACCACGTTATGGTTTATATGACATTGATGTTTATTTTGAATTGAAACCAGAACATAAAGAAAATAAATCCAAGTATATAAAATATATTAATAATGTATTTGATGTTTGTTTAGGCAAATCGCACAATTTAAAAGGTGAAGATGTATTCAATGTGGAATATGATATGCTAACTTCATTTGATTGTGATTTAAGTGAAATTAAAAGAAAAAATAATCCTGAAAATTACAATAAAATAACGATAACTCAAGGTCAAAATCAGTTTCAATTTGATTGGAATAAATATGCGAAAGAGTTGGGATATAAAACAACACCTCCTTTTTTTATAGTAAATGACATAAATTATTTGAAGTGTATTGTTGAAAAACTTATTGAAAATTGGAATACATCAAAATGGCGTTCTTATTGGATATTTATACATTTAAATCAAATGATAAGATTTCACAAAAAATTACGACATATGTATTATAATTTTTATGAAAAAGAACTAGCAGGTCAAAATGCAATATTTCCCGATGAAATTTATCCAATATTTGGAATTGCTACTGCGTTTAATAAGTTTTTAACTGAACAATATAGGAAGCAGAACTATAACAAACAATATGTAGAATATGCACAACGAATGGCGTCTAATATGCGTGAATTATTTATAACGCGTTTACAGAAAAATAAATGGTTAACAAATAAAACCAAACAATATGCATTAAAAAAGATAAAACATATTAATTTACAAATTGATACACCTGATAATTTAATTGAAGACCCTTTATTAGATTATGATGCGAAAGACCCTTATGGAAACATGTTAAAAATTTTTAAGTGGAGAACTAATAAGTTTGTATCTTTGAACAACAAACCAATTGTAGAATATTCCATTATGGATTGGAAAACATTTCAACTTAATGGAACTCAAACATATGTTGTAAATGCGTTTTATGTGCCAACATTTAATCGTATTTTTCTTCCATTAGCGTATTTACAAAGACCTTTTATAGATTTAGAAGATCGTGGAATAGAATATAATTTAGCCAATTTAGGATATGTTATAGCACACGAATTTAGTCATAGTTTAGATGTGATAGGAAGCAAATATGATTATAATGGAAATTTAAAAAATTGGTGGACGAATGAGGACAAAAAGAAATATCAAAAATTGGTGAATGATGTAAACGCACAATATAAAAAGTTTATGTCTTATGATAAATTACATCCAAGTGTAGAATTTTATATAGGTGAAAATATTGCGGATATAACTGGTATTGCATTATGTAATGATTATTTGATGTTATATCATAGTGTAAAAGAGAATTTAGAATCAGTCAGCACAACATTTTTATCATTAAAAACATTTTATAATTATTATGCGATTCAAATGCGACAACATTTAACGGATGATTCAATGCAAATGTTGCTAAAAAAGGACCCCCATCCGCCAGATAAATATAGAATAAATTGTCCTTTATCAAGACTAGAGTTATTTAACAAAATATTTGGAGTTACAGAAAAAGATAGAATGTATTGGAATAGCAAAATGGATATTTGGTAAACTATTTCATTTAGAATAGTTTTTACAAAAGAAAAACGAAAATTCTTTGTAAAAATAAATAATTTGGAAGTATAATTAATATTTTGGCAAATATAATATCTTCAATTATTTTATAATGGCTCGTAGAACTAAAACAAGAACTAGAAGAGTAAAAAAAATTAGAAGAAAGACAACTATGAAGAAATTTATGCGTAAATGTAGTGCTCGTTGCGGTAGAAAGTCTCGTAGTTACAAGAAAAAGCACGGTGGTAATCCACTTATAATTTTATAAATATTCTTTGTTTCTAATAATTTTTACATATAAAATATAGATAATACCGAAAGTGTAAAAATAAATTGGATACAATAATCCTTTTAGATCGTTTGAATATGCGTAAATAAATAAAAACAATTGGGCTATTAAATTAGAGAATAAAGATGCAGTTGTTAAAGACGCTGTATTTTGTGATGAAAAAATTCTAAAAACAATTGTCATAAAAGCAAATAAACCTAGCGAACTTGCGAATCCAGCTAAAAATTCATATTTGGCCATTTAAATTATATAATATTTACCAATATTTAAATCTTTTTTATTATATAATTAAAGTAAAAAATGACTTCTCATTATATTTCATCCATATCCAACATTAGAGCAAGAACTTTAGGTCCTTTAAACGCCCACCGAACGCCCAATATTACAAGAATAGTGAACCGTGGAATAGTAAATGGAACGCCACCTCAATTTTTTTCGCAACAAGAACCACTTAATGCAAATATGAATAGTATATCAAGAAACCAGTATATAAGAACGCAAGAGTATAAAGATGTGAAACAAGTTTATAAAGATACATCATCATCGGACCGCATAAGACGATTAAAAACTCAATCAATTGGAAACAATATGAAGTCAAATAGCACAAAAAATGTAAATCAAAATGATACGCGTTCGGCAGTTAGACGAATGCGATCTTCTGGATATGTTGTTCCAAGAAAAAAACAATTTATTAATTAGTTATAACCTCTATGTCATTAAGAAATAATAATTGTCATCATCACAACAATATTCATCATCACAACAATATTCATCATCTAAACTACACTCACTACCTTCATCCCAATTGGGTTTTCTATCGCTGTAAGGGTCGTCTTCTAGAAGAAATTTGTTTTCAAAGACTCTATCTTTTCCTCTTCTTTCGCGGTTTATTTTCGCTTTTTCTTCTTCTTCTTCCCAAAAGTAGTTATCTTGACGTTCGTGCTCCAATTCCATAATTTCTTCTTCCGTAAAGAATCTACAAGAACATCTAATGTTTTCGGGGATTGGGTCCCAAACTTGAACAAACTCGCCACAAACTGTGCAGCAGTTGCTTCCAATATTGATGGAATTATATTCAACTCTATACTTACCTGTTTCACACCGTCTTAACCCATCATTAATTTGAAACACCATTTGGGTTAACGCATACAGTTTGTCTGCTTTGATTTCTTTTTTCTTGAGATGTTCACGATATGCTTCTGTTCTAACATCAAAGAAAGTAAACTGATGAATTATGTTCACTATGTCGTCAGGCAAATATTTGTTTTTTTCGCCACATCTTGACCATCCAAGTGCTTCCAACATAACAGCTCTGTCAATTGAACTCATGGTTCTACATAAATATTTAAATGAAAAATAAAAGAAGAAAAGTATTTCATTTTTTTTATAGTAAGCAAGAAATTCTGGTATTTATCAAAATACTTATTATTAAAAATAAAAATAAAAATAAAAATAAAAATAAAAATAAAAATAAAAATAAAAATGTAAAAAGTTTTACTTAGGTTGCAAGTAAAAATTATTTTCGTCGTCTTCAAGATTTGTTAATTATTACACCTTTGGACATTTAAAACGCAGATTTTCACGGAATTAAAAAAATCCAAAAATGTAAAATCAATTATAATGGTCTTACTTTTTCCTCTTCTTTTTTGGTTATTGAAGAGGTGAAAGACGAAATGTGGAAACATAATGGACGCTCTTGGGTTTCTATCCAAGTTTGTGTTAGTTTCATTATGTTTATTGAAGAGTTTGCATCTCTTGTTCTAAATACGATTTTTTTGTTTTCGCAACTGACGCAGTTAGAACAGATTAACAGACAAAACACTTTCTTACCTTCTTTATCCTTGTAGTATTCCAAATCCTTATTACAATCACAACATTTTTTACTGGTATTACATTCATTTATAGTTATTGTATCATATTTCTTATGAATTAATTTCCTTAATCCTTTATTCATCGTAGGCATAAAATGTTTCATTTGTGTTGACCTACTCCAATTTCCATAACCGATTAGGATATTTTCTCCAAAGGTTTCCTTAAAACAAGAAAGCGAAAATTAAAGAATTACAAGGTTTAGAAAATCGGCGTTTTAAATGTCCAAAGGTGTAAAATAAAAAAATAAAATAAATAGATAGATTATAATATGTTATTGAAGAAATACTTGACTGAATTTTTAGGAACACATATTTTGGCTCATGTTATTTTTAAAACAGGAAATTGGTTAGCTATTGGAAGTGCGTTAGCAATTCTTGTGTATTTAGGAGGACCAATTTCGGGTGGTTCATTTAATCCTGCGGTGTCCATCGCTATGTTTTTTAGCAAAAAAATTAAGTTGGACTATTTAATTCCTACCGTTATAGCACAAATTTTAGGAGCCATAACTGCAAAAATGCTTTTAAAATATAAAAAGTAAAGAAATGTAATTTTGATTTATAGTTAATAATTAAAAATTGATAATTTAATTATTAAATTAATTATAAAAGGATAGAAGTTATTTGATGTCTTATTTTCTATACTACTATTTTTCTTTTCGGACTGTGTAATAATTAACGACTAATCATTTCTTTTTAATTAAAGAATTTAGCATATATAATCCTAAACACGATAATCCAACAATATAAATCTTTGTTAAA